TTTACCAAATATATAAGCATTACCATTGACCGTAGTAATGACTGTTGCATTGCCAACCATATCTGCTATGTAGTAAGCAGAGCCAGTGACTGTTGCTGTTCCTGTTACATCTCCTGCAATAGTGCGTAAACGTATACTGTCAGAAGATACTGTTGCTGATGCCGTAACTGCACCATCAACCAGTCTGTAACGAATACTATCGCCTGTAACAGTTGCACTTGCTGTAACATTTCCTACACCTGCAAAGATACCATCGGCATCTCCCGTGACTGTAGCATTACCTGTAACAGAGCCGTCAAATAAACGCACTCTAATACCATCAGCAGATGCAGTTCCTGTTGCAGTGACATCTCCTGAATTAAATCTAATTCTAATAGGTGTTGCAGAAGCACTACCTGTTGCAGTAACTGCTCCGTCAGCAAGTCGATAACGAATACTATCGGAAGATACTGTAGCTGTTCCTGTAACTGCTCCATCTACAAGTCTATAACGAATACTGTCCGATGATGCGGTGGCTGTTCCTGTAACATCACCATCCATTTTTCTAATAGCGTAGGCATCACCAGTAACATCTGCTGTACCAGTGATTGCACCTACATTATATAATATACAGACATTAGGGTCTGTCCATACACTACTATCGAGTGAAAACGCTAGCGAATCTAAATCACCAAACTCATCGAGTTGTTCTAGCGTAAATGGCCCACATACATCAGCTGGCATTTATTAGTCCAATGTAACTGTTAAGCTACCAGTGTCTATCTTCAGAATATCTCCAGTTTCGATAACCTTACTTGCATCAAAGGCACTATGATACAAAAGGTTGCCTGTTGTCAAAGCATCCCAAATGCCGAAGTGAGTGACAGTTCCCCAGTTTGCTGTGGCTTGGTTGAACTCAATCGCTGCACTGTTTTGTGTGACACCACCAGATGGTGCATCAAATGTACCTGCTTCACGAGCATAAGAACCACCAGATACTTCTGTACCACTTGCATCGTCTTGAGGGTCAGCAGTGTGTAATGATACATATACAGCTGCTGGTGACGTATATGTTGTTGCTCTTAATGTAGCGTTAATTAACGCATTTTCTAAAAAATCGGACATTTCAGCCATAATTTAATTCCTTATCGAGTTGTTACGTTGAGAGATGTATTAGGGTATTGTTTGCCCTTATCATTCTTCATGATGTCTGTTATTGCTCTATCATACAGACTTGCCCATGTTGCCATTCTTGCGTCATTCATAAGATATGGTTCTGCTTCTGCTAATGATGCGTATAGCAGTGCATCTGGAAAGTTTGCAAGATAAATATTACTAGGATTTGACGCAGAGATGAAATCAGGTTTTGCAAAGTAAAGCATTTCTAGCGTATAGGTGCTATCAGGCTTTGGTGCAAACTGAAACTCCTGGTCAATTATCGAATAGTAATATGGTTTACCTGAATTGGTGCTTTGTTTGTTTCTAAAGAATAAGTCAGGTGTTTGGTATTCTATAGTTACAGGCGGATTACCTTGTAAATGTACTTCTTTTGTTTCTAAAAAGTCAGCAGGTAATGCTACTGTTCCATCGCCACCTGTTGTGCTTGTTGTAGCTACCTTTAACATTTCTGTGACTCGTAAATCTCTGGTCATACGATATTGTGCCATCGTAATAAAGTCAGGGATTTGTGTAGATAAATCATCTCTCGCAAGATAATTACCTATCACCGTCACAAGTGACGAATAATCTGTAAAAGCCATTTAGGAATCCTTATTTGTGTTTAACGAATACAATGTAACCATTATCCATAGCAACTTCTCTAACCATATCAAACCTCTGTTTAATTTTAGGTTGCCACCATGTATAAGGTTGTTGTATCAGATGTGCGTTTCTACCATCTGGAAGTGTTTTTATTGCTGGGCCTGTATGAATTGTAAACAGACCATATTTAATAACAACTCTTTGTAGGTCATCGAGTACATTATCTATTAACTCAGGTTCTATGTGTTCTAGAACGTCTATACAAGTTACAAATTCGCATGGTTCAGGTTCATCATCGTAATCAGGATTACTAGGTTCGTATGCAGTGTAGTTAACTTCTTCTTTCATACTATCTCGTAGTCTGAGTTTACCTGCGCCATAGTCTAGTAAATCTTTTATTTTGAATTGTTTGACAATGTCATCAACAATAGGTGCAAAGTAAGTAGATGCTACACCATAGTTAGGGTTCTCATGCAGTTTGGCCTGCATTTCCCTGTATTCTTCAGATATTAACTGACTCAATGACTTGTTTCCATGTTTTGTTGTCTTGATACTTTAATGTCATATGTCTATACCAGGGCATACTAGGCTGTGCATATCGCCACTGATGCCATTTTGGTACTAAACAGATAGTCTTAACACCTAGAGCAGCTGCACAGTGTTGTGCTGTGGTATTTACACCAATCACTGCATCGAGTTCAGCAATGAGTGCTGCTGTGTCATCATAATCAAATGATTGCGTGGCAAATGGAAAATACTTCACCCCATCTATCTTCTCATCTACCTCGTAATCTAATGAAATTAAAATCAAGTCATCACGACTTAATAATGATTCTAAATCATCTTGTGTTAATTTGCGACCTTTTTTATTAGTATGTCTCATACCACCATGTGTGGTAATACCAACGACTGTTTTCCCCCAAGAGTCAAATAATGCTCTCCACATCTTTCTACGTTCAGGGTCTGCAACTAAATAGGTTTCACGAGGAAAGTCTTTAGAGTTATGTCTAAAGAACTCTGGTAAACCACCCATTCCACAACGATGGTCAAACTTCTTATCTGCTAACCATTCTGGATGTTCTTCTTTTCTTGTACCATGCACTTCCGCCTCAGGGAAGCTCCGTCTAAATAAACCTTCGAGTTTTGGGTCGCAGTCGATATAGACCTTATTACTAATAGCGATAGCATCAGGTAAACAGCTACCAAAAAATATCTCATCGCCTAAACCTTGCTCTCCATAAATAATAATATCTTTACCGGCTTCACCTTCCCATCGTGTTTCATCACCATAGTGCCATTCTTTTCTGAACTGACCACCTAGTGATTTACTCCACTCTTTCCAACCTTCTTTCCATCGTCCTTGTGCCAGGTAACAATGAGCTAAATTCATTTGTGCATTTTTATCGTTAGGGTCACATTCCAATGCCATCTTGCATGATTCTTCTGCATCTTTCCATTGTGAGATGTGTACTAAACTTGCTGCGCCATTACTGTATGCCATTGCATAACCGTTATCTATTTCAGCAGCTTTTAGAAAGTATTTAATCGCTTCATCATAATTACCTAAGTCATGGCAAGCACGACCTAAGTTACACCATAATGATTTGTTGCCTGGATTCTCTTGTAATGCACGTCTAAAGAACTGATAAGCCATTGCCGGTTTATCACCCATTAACCAGGTGTATCCTAGGAAGTTTAATGTTGCTGCATTATCAGGATGTTCTTCTAAGACAGAATTAATAATAGGTAGAGCATCTTCATATCGCTCTTGTTGCAATAAGTCTTGTATTGCTAATTGTATGTTCTGTAATTCTTGCTTATCCATGCTTCTTTGTTGTTGTCTTGAGCCAAGGATAGTTTTCGTTAATTTCTTTCATTAACTCTTTTGTTTGGTCTTTATTGTAAATGTCTATGCCTTTTGCTTTCAATTGCATTTCTACAATTGGGGGGATGCTTGCATAGTGTACCCATGATTCTTTAACACCTTTGTTCCATATTTCAGGATTGTTTCTTGCTATCTTTAATTGTTCTATTAAAGCCGTAGGGTCTTGCACACTGTGTATTAAGTGTTCATCTTTAACAGGGTCATAATCATAATATTGTATGATTCCTGTGTTTGGGTCTTTATCAAATAATATGGCCATAATAAAAATAGGGGGTAGTTGCCTACCCCACTATTGTAACATTAAATGCTATTAAGCACCAACGCCTTGTACTTTAGCATGAGCATCTGGGTTATTAACCACTAATGCGTATTCTGCTGTCATTAAGTACTTAGTAGAGTCACCAGTTTTAGCTAGTTCTTCTTTTGTGATTGGACGTAAAGATGCAACTGACACATAACCTGGGTCAACGCATAATACAGCTTCATCACGCATGAATCTGTCTAATTTAACTGTGTGGTTACCGTAGTCTGAAACATACACGTCAGCTGCTGCTGTAATGATTGCTTCTGATGTACCGTTTACCATGTGACGTTTTTCAGCGATACCTGCAAAAGCTGAGAATAGCTTTTTGTTTGCAGATGACATTAGGATAGTTGTTGGCTCACCACCGTCTAACCATGCTAATTCTAATGCTGATTTTAAGTCTGCTTCAATAAATGTACCTGCTGTACCATCTGTTGGAGCTGCTACAACGCCAGCTGCAAAGCCAGGTGTAGTTGCTGTAGATGCTGCAGTAGTTTTAACGCTGTTGCCAGCAATCCATGACTCTAGACCTGCTGAAGTTCTAGCTGTACCTGCGCCACCTGCTGATGATGCTTGGTTACGTACTAAAGCAAATTCCATGTCACGTTTAAGTTCTTTACCAGCTTTCATTAACTGATAAGCAACTTCTGATTTACGGCCATACTTTTTAACAACATCGTATGTATTAGAGATGTTTACAGTTTTACGAGAAATCTGTGTGTAGTTACCTAATACTGTTGTTGCTGCTAATGTAGCGTATGATGCGTCATCACCTTCAATTTGAGCGTTAGAAGCTGCTGCTGCTAAAGCGTCTGTTTGCCATTGCATTACTGTTACTACTTATCCAGACAAATAAGTTTGACCTCTATGAGGCGGTGTAGTCATTTCTGCTACACTCCCAAGTTTCATTTTATAGCTTGGGGTCGGACTATCGCATCTCCTTTCGGAGTCTTTTCGTTTAGTCTCTCAGCGTGTTTTCACTTCGCCCTTGTTGCCCTCGTAAGGGGTTTCAAGTCAATTAGAAAAGATTTTAATACCACCATGGTGTTAATGGTATGTTTGTCCTGCTGATGTTTTTTTAGCCATTGATAACAATGGTGTTTCTTCAGGTGAAATATCGTAAATTACATCTTCAAAAGACTCTGCGATACCAGCACCTGTATAACTATTGGTTGCTGAAACTGCCATGATTAATTACTCCTTAAATCATATTTTCTATTAATTTAGATGCTAATTCAGAACTACCGGTTTTGCGTAATTGTTCACGCATTTTACGAGAGTTAGAGTTAGCTGCTTTTTTGGGGTCTTTTGAACCAGGTTTCACTACTGGTTTGGCACTTGCAACTTTTTTCTTTGTGACCGAATTTTTTGATTTGAGTTTGCGCCATTGCATTGCATCATGCAAAGCTCGGACTTGTCGAGTGTCCACAATAGAGTTCAACTCTGCCTCAGTAAAGCCATATTCTTTCCCAGTTTCAACGATGCCTCGGATAGTCTCTGGACTCCAATTCTCGATTTCTTTGGAAAGCTGTTCTTTACCTTTAGCTACCTGTTGAGCTACTAGTTGTTGCTGCTGTGATACTAAATTTTGCCTTTTGGCTTCAAACTGTGAAACTGCATTGCTACGGTCTTGCTGTAGCTGATTGTAATCAAAGAAAAGTTTTTGTGCTTCTACAAAGTCACTATCAGACATCTTTTTCCAATCGACATTTGCATATTGGGCAAGCTGTTGGTCTAGTGCTGTAATTTTCGCTACATCATCCATTAACATATTATTAAGTTGCTGTTGTTCTTGATACTGACGAGAAGCAGTATTTAACTGTTCTTGTAGTGCATCAAGTTCTTTACGTTGTTCAGCTACTTGTTGTGTTTTCTGTGTGTAGTCAAGTCCTTGTTGGGCTAATGCCACGACTTCGTCAAGAGGTTTCTCAACTTCCTCACCATTCACTTTCAGTCTGATAATCTCAACAGGTTGTTCCTCATCGGAGTCCTCTTCAACTTCATCTTCAGCTTCAGGCTCGTCATCTTCGGAAGTGTCTTCTACTTCTTCTTCAACGTCAGTAGGTTCTTCAGTTGCTTCATCAACAACTTCTTCTTCCTCAACTTCTTGTGGTTCTTCAATTGGTTGCTCTTGTATTGCTTCTTCTTGAATGTCACCAAGCATCGCTTCTAAACGACTTTGTGGTGACTCCATATTAGGTTGGTCACTCATTATATTTCCTTATTTAATTAGGCAAAGATGTTACTAAAGTGGGTTTGCCCTTACCCAAATACTTTGAATTTCTTATCATTGACTTGAAGTTTAGCCATCTTACCTGTTTGCATAACGTCAGTAAGTTTCTTCTTCAGTTGTCTATGTATCTGTAAAGCGATAGCAAGGCGATTGTGCGTTCTTTCATCTCCTAACGCACTTGCACTTATTGCTTCTATGATTTCTTGTTCTACAGCGTTGTAAGCGTCTTTAAATACTTCGCTATCCAGTATCTTTTCTGCTTGTTCGCCTTTTTTAATTTCACTTAGTGTTTTATCCGCCATATTGAGCCTTTATTTGAGCAATTTGTAAATCAGTTTCTGCCCTTAACTGAGCTTTATATCTTTCTAACTCAGCTTGTGCAGCTATCTTCTCACGCTCAATAATTATATCATTTTGTGAACGTAATTGCTCTTGTTCCATATCAGCTTGGTTTTTCTGTGCTTCTAATTCCATATCAGCTTGAGCTTTTTGTTGTTCAATAGCTAATTGACCTTGCACAGCCATTTCTGTTGGACTAGGTTGCTGTCCTGTGGGTTGTGGATTGTTAGCAGGGTTAACCCAGAACTCTTCTGGATTCTTGAAGCCTGCGTTTTGTGTCAGTTTAGATAACGCATTGTAAATCTTTTCAGGGTTAGTTAAACCTACTTGTAATGCTTCTTTTTGCATTTGTAAGATAGCATTGAGGTGCATTAACTGTTGGTCTTTGTTACCTGCTCCTAAGCCTACAGAGATAGATAAGTCTTTACGATTCTTCCATTCTCTAGGGTCAACTTCTATCCATTGGTTACGAATACGTACAATATCAGGCTTAGTAATGTTTTGTCTAATTAAACGATGGACTAGCATAAATAAGTCTTTAACACCGGTTTCTGCAAATGTTCTAGCCACTAACTCTAAACGCTGTTGAGCAGCTGACATAATTTGTGATACACCAGATGCTGTTTTGTTTAGCGAATCTGAATCTAAACCTTGGTTGTAAGCAGTAATACCAGTACGCTTCTCTTTCATGTTATCCATGTATTCAACCATGGTGAAAGATGATGGTGGGAATGGTGCGTGTTGCAATGGCATGATAGATGTGCCTGGTTCACCATTAACACGAACTATACCGCCTGGTCTTGATGTCAGCATATCGTCTAGGTTTACTCTATCTGATATAGCATATCGACCATTGTTAGCTAAATACATATTGTCTAATTGACCACGAATCAATGTAGACTTAATCATCTGTATGTCTTTAGTAAGGTCTGTATAGGAACGACCAACGTGTCTGTGTGGCATTAACATGGGAGAGACACAAGCAAATGGCACGTGGTCGCATGACTCGTCTTGATAAATGATTTGGTTACCTACTAATACATAACGATGACGTTCACCGTTAATACGAATGTAAGTATCTCTAACTAAAATGTCTTCTGATTCTACAGCTCTGTCATATTGTTCTGAATAGATGTCACGAGCATTAGATTCTAATTCAAACTCATCTTCTGTATCTGCCATGATGTCTGCGATTTCATCTTCATCTACATCAAATATCTCTGCTATTTCTGATGGAGACATTAACTCACGATGCTGTACAAAACGTGCTGTATTTAAGTCTGTACCGTTACAGTCTACAGATATCATCATGTTTTCAGGAGCTACGTTCTTAATCTTAATCTCACCATGTTTATTAGTGACAGATATTTTAACGTCATGTAGCATTGGCTGAAAGAATGCTTGTGCTGCTTCTTGTTCTATTTCTATTGTACCGTCTTCTACATCTACATCTGGTTGAGTTTGGAACTCTGGTGTAACAGGAATTGGTGCAACAGATGGGTCAGGATAAGATGTATGCTCTAGTATCTCGATATTGTCTTCTGTAGCTAACATATCTAATTGTGCGTCTGTTAAGCCACGATACTCTTCTTCTTCTGCTTCTGTGTATTCTTCGTAATACGCTTTTACATATCCGTTTTTAGAGAGTAGTGCATCTTTAAACCATACATAGAATATCTCGAACCCATTGTTCTTTTCCATAACAACATGGTTACAGTAATCTGTTTCCTGGTCAGCAGCTGCTTGGTCTTCTGGCCCTTTAGGTTCAAAACTAACTACTTCATCACCGGATACAAATACTTTAAGTAACTGCGGTAATGCAGATTCAACAGTATCTTGAACGTCATAAGATACAACTTGAGAACGGCCTTCTACTTCGTTACCGAATGGCTCGCCTAAATAATATTGTATTGCTTCAGCACGTTCAGCAGATAGTTGTGAGTCATTAATACCATACGATATCTGTTCTTCACTGTCTATCTTACTTACGATTTCTGCATCAGATAATTTCATATTAATCCTATAATTTTTATACAATTCCTATATTAGAATAACGTATCTCAGTATTGTGCCATGATTCGTTCTTCATGTCATCTATAGAAACTGCCATGTATCTAAAAGCATCTGCACCATGAGAGTATTCATCATGCAGTGGTGCGCCTGGTTCGTTTGTAGAAGGACTGATAGAACGTCTGTAATGTTTAAGACACTCTATTAATCGTTCTGTTGATTTATCAAAATAGCATCTATGGAAGTTTAGTCGTGCTATCTTTATCCCTGATTCAACATCTAGTCTTGGTACAATACGTACATCCCAACCATGTCGTCTCATAATTTCTTCTGCTGATGTGCCATGTTTGAAATCTTTGGTACGGCCATCATGCGGTAAATACATCGTACCCCAATTGTAAGGTAAGTTCTTAAGTTCAGCAGAGTAACTGTCTAAAGTCCTATGGTCATCTTCTATGTATTTAATAATGCGTAAATCTGATACACCTTTTTGAACGAGGCAGATTGACATACTGTCATTCCAACCTAAATCCATAACCACATGAGCTTTTAACTCTGGGTCATATGGTACGTTGGTAATACGACCATTCTCTTGTGCTTCTCTTATTTCGTTAGCATAGATAGCACCATCAACGGCTGACTTACATTCACCCTCCCAAATGTTATTGTAATCATCTGAGGTGGCTTTACTGTGTAAGCGTTCTGCATTTAGTACTTTAGGAAACCATGGATTATCAATCCAGTTGACTTTAACAACCTTGGCATTATCCGGTGTATCTATTACAAAGCGTTTGTATGTATCATCTGAATCTAAGTCAGGGTTAAATGTAACCCATATCTCTGAGTTAGGTTTCCTAATTGTAGGAATAAGGATATCCCATGACTTCTTACTAACAGTCTGAGCTTCTTCTACCCATACAATATCTACACCCTCAAATGACTTAATAGATTCTACTGTGTTGTTAGCAAGACCAGTAAAGTTTATCTGACTGCCATTTACACAACGTATTTCATTCTCTAGTACTTCATAGTATTGACCAAACCCCATCGATTGTATTTGGTCTGATAACAGTTGGTGAACTGATTGTTTAATAGAGCGTTGTACTTCCCTAGCGCAAAGTATTCTTAACTTATGTTTAATCGCTAATGCCAGTAATGCACGAGCAAATCCCCATGATTTACCGCTACCTCTACCACCGTATGCTACTTTATAACGATAAGGTTCATCGAGAAAAGATAGTTTAGCCGGGAAGTCTGCACTAATCTCTATCGGCATCTTCTGGCTTAATAAACTTAAGTGTTACGTTTAAAGGTGAATCTTGTCCATCTATTGTACCTAGTTCTGATTGTGTAGGTAATAGCTTAGCCCATATCGTATAAAATTGATTAGGGTTTTCTGCTGCCCATTGTGTCATGTGGACAACTCCACCTAAATTATCAAATACTTCTAGTACATCTTCTTTTGTTTTGCGTGATATTTTATTAGGTGTGCCAGGTTTTCTACCTGAACCTTCACGTTTTCCACCCCAACTTGATTTATCTTGGTCTATTAAATCAAGATTGTTGTTATTTTCTGTATTGTGTTCCATTTCAACTCCATATAGGTTGGTTGATTAATTATAGTCTTTAAATGCTGTTCCTTGCTCTTTTATGAGTCTTTCGTACTCTCTTTGAGCATTTGCCCTTAATTGCATAGCAGCTTCACTATCTGGTGATAATAACCCTGCTTCTAATAATTGTAAATTTTGTATCATTTCTGGTGTCATGTTTTGTGTCACCATTGGCATAAATGGTTCACCACCTACACCGCCCATAGAGTATTCAGTAATGTTACCACCGCTCATAGATGGGATAAGTCCTTGCCATCCTGTTGTCTTTGGCATCATTTGACCGCCATATGTACCATCAGGTAATTGAAATGCACGTAAACCATAGGGATTAGGATAATTGGACGCAGATAACCCACCTTGCATTGGTAATCCTAATAATCCGTATAGTATATCGTTCATAATTTTATTGGTATTAATAAATTATCTAATGCCATGCTCCATTCTTCTGCATAATCACATCTGTTGTATTCAGAAAAGCATGGTGTGCCTATAGTAAAGTGAACTAACTTAGCATCTGGGTTGTAATCGTATTCCCCTACTAGCCAGTTCCATTCTTTTGGTATCTCACCTACAAGATTTATAAAGTCATTCTTTAACCATTCAAATCTGTGTAAGTGTTTACCTTCGTGTTGCATAATATATTCTGGTGTTAGCTTCTTATTTTTATGATGGCCACAATCCCAGAACATGAGTGATGACCAATTCTTTTTAGGATAGTCTTCGTTTTTATTACCGCAATACTTTATAGGAAACTTTGTTTTGTAGTCATGTTTGACGACTGATACTGCAGCAAATGGGTCTATCTCATCTATTAGTTTATTAATATCATCACGGCATAACATATCACCGTCAACGTACAGTGCATATCCTCTAAAGTCACAAAGATATGGAACTAAGAACCTAGAATAGATAAATGCGTTAGACCCATCATCATGAGTCTCTATGTAGTTCTCTAATGTGTTTAATGCTAATGGTGTAAAACTAACTGGTATGGTTGCTTTCTCTATCACACTTTGGCAAAACGTATGATAGGCAACTGGTTCTACCTCACCATCAAATCCTACAAATATCTTTAACATTTATAGATTATATCATTTTGCTGCTGTTTTACCACTAGGTGTTCCAAGATTTAATGCTGGTACATTTCCACCTAAAAATCTACCTGCTCCACTTGTTCCAGACATCGCTAAATTGCCTAGCAAATTACCCACTGCTGCTTGATAACCAGGTACAGTAGAGAATGTTCTATTAGGTTGCATAGCTACTTGTGGCATTTGTTGACTATATATATATGCCATAGATGGTTTATATATACCTTCATCTGTCTCTATAAATCCTGTTGGAATGTCTCCACTATATGGTTTAAATGCTTGACCGTCTTTGCGAATTGTTCCTGCTTCATCTCCGCCTGTTGCAGTTATTCCACCACCATAACCAAAGATTGGGCTATAAGATGGGACATATGATGTTCCAAATGGTCCTGTCACTGGTGAAAATTGACCATATATCATACGACCATATCGTCTTGGGCTAGGACTGTACGACTCATAAAAACCACCGCCCTCATCATAATACAGGTTTTGTCCACCAACTTGTTGTAGTCCGGAATATGGACTAGAGCTTAATCCTAATGCCTGATTGACGTTTAAACTAGGCGCAGGTGCAGTAATGTTTTGAGCTGCTACTCTTGGTGCTGAATAGTTAATTGCTGGTGCGCCCATTTAGTTTTTCCTTAATTGTTTCATCCGTTGTAGTCGTTGTTCTTTAGTCATGTAAAACCAATCGTTTATATCTTGGTATGTTCTGTAACAAGATTTACATTTTAATTCGTTATCTATTGTTTCCATTCGACATACCCCATTACAAGGGCTGTCTTCTAACACTTCCATCTTGCTCTGGCAGCTTTACCTCTTTCTCCAGTCCATCCTTCTGATCTAGCACAGAATGATTTACGTCTCTTGGCATCTTTACTGCCTGGCTTAACTTTACCAGTCACTGGTGCTTTTAGATTGCTACCAGTTTCTCTATTATACTTTGCTCTTCCTTTTGCGGTAAGACCACCGCCTTTGCTTACAGGTAATTTCTCACCTCTACCAACTGAGAGATTAACTTGTTTCTTTTTAACGGCCATTAATATAGTAAGCCTGATAATGGATTGCGTGGATATCCATAGTAAGGTGATGTAGCCATACCGTAGCCATAAGGTGTTGGAGCTGGCATAGAGCCTGATAATAAACCACGTTGATAAGCTAACATTGCTGGGTCAACTGCTGGTTGCGTTGACATTGGTTGTTGCATAGGTTGCATTTGTTGAGCAGGTTGTGGAGTTGGCATTTGAGGCATATATTGTCTCATAAGTGCTTCTGCTTCTGCTTGTGTAGGGTTTGAACCTGTGTATTGTCTTACTGCTTGTTGTGTTAATTCAGGAGTTATACGGATACCAGATGGAGCTGGCTGTATACCCATCATAGAACCTAAACCGCCTATGTTTTGTTGGAAGTCTTGTCCATACTGACGTAATAAATCCTGCGGTGTTCCTGTATAACCTTGTGATAAGGCATTTTCATACAGGTTTTCTAATCCTGGATATTGTTTAAATAATTGTTCTAAATCCATAATAGTTCCTAATGTTTATACGCAATCACCCACGTCTTTTAACAGGCTTTGCAGTTTTAGCGGCTTGTTTGAAATCTTTGGCTGTTGGTCTTGATTTACTTCCTTTTGGGGACATTCTTTCTCCGCTTCCAGCTGCGATTCTTTTTCGTTTTGCATGGATGTTTGCATAGAGTCCTCTTTTAGCCATGTTATTTTGCCTTCGGTTTTCTGTGTGTTAAATATTTGCTACTAGCTGTATGTGTAGCACCAGACATTAATCTACCATTATGTTTATGGGTTTTGCCTGTATATAATCTACCGCTAGGTAGGTAATGTGGTACACCTTTAGCCATTAGTATTTCTTCTTCATTGGTTTTTTCTTTGTAGCTTTTTTCATTGGTTTTTTGCCGTACATATTATTTCCTTTTCTTTTTAGATTTACCAGCTTTTGATAATGCGATTGCTACAGCTTGTTTCTGTGGTTTGCCTTCACCTACAAGCATACTAATGTTCTTTGATACTGTCTTTTGTGATTTACCTTTTTTAAGTGGCATTTTGTATCCTTGAAAAGATAAAGGCCAGTTGAGAGAGACCGGCCTTTAAAGATGAATAGAAGGATATTCTAGACATACCTTCCCACCCATAATTATACTCCTTTTTCAAAATTATTCAAGTCTTCTGCCTGCAATAGTCAATAAATTATCAATAGCATGTTGATATTTTAACTCTACATACATAGGTGGTTTAGTTTTTAAATGAAAATGATATACGGCCTTAACTTGTTCTGGGTCTAAAGAATGAATAACTGCATTTAATATTTCTACTTTCTTCATCTCTGATGCGTGAAACATTTGCTCAAAAACATCATTAGTAGATTCTCCTCCAGTTGCTAAATAAGACGATTTTTTAGGATAACCAAGCTCTTCTATTTCATGCTTATCACTTCTCATGTATCTAACCCATAAATCTAATAAATGTTTTAGTTCGTCTAGTTGCATATTATTCTCAATCTAATGAATCATAGTAAGTGCCACTGTATGTAACATGACCGCTATATCCAAAACTTTTGCTTGTACCTTGTTCTGCTTTTCTAACCTGTCTACCTTTTATTTTGAATTGTTTTTCTACATCAGTTGGGTTTGGATATATCATTTGTGCCAATAAACATTCGCTTTGTGTTCTAAACAAATAATAACCAGCTCGTCTTAATTTAGTATTAATGATTAAGTTATTCTCTCTCATAACTTTCATAATGTTTGTTAAAGGTGCTTCATTTATCTTTAATTCTGCGCCTATCTCTTGCATGGTCATTGATGTACCGTTTAATAAATTTAATATCATGTCTATAACTTCTTGACGTGGATATTTCTTACCATCAACTTCATAATTATAGTTTAAAAAATCATGTTTACTTTTTAAGATAGGTCTTCCACTTTGACTTGCCATCTATTACTCTCCTTATAAAATCCCCATAGCTCGATACGAATACCGGCTTCCCTAACCTTACCTACATTTTCATGCTCAGTAATCTTTTTACGTCTACTAGACATATTGCTTTTAGATGTAACCTGGACTAATAACACTTCATCTCTACGTATTGCAATAAAGTCTGCAAATCCAAAGCCATCATGCTTTCGTCTACTAAACGGACACCATCGTTCCATTAGCTCAATAGTGTAACCTAATTCACTTAGTCTTTTTCTGGTCTGTTGATTTAGGTTTGTCT